GTAGCGACAAAACCCTGCGGGGGCTTGCGGGTGTGATGTACAAGGTCAATAGCAGCAGAACAGCGCTTGGCTATATCGCCGAAAACGTCCAGCACCGCATCGATCTGCTTATTGTCGTTCTCTTCTGCGTAGTGTGATTTCACCAGGGGATCTACTTGCATCACGGATATGTCGCGTTTTTCCATCTCCGCAATCACTTGCCCGACTGCCGGCGTTGCAACTACCAGCCCGTCCGCAGGCTCCGCTACCACCATTTTGCAATCGCGACCCGAATCCAGATACAGCCAGCCTTCAAGCTCTACGGGGTCAATGTCGAACTGGCGGCAGATTGCCCAGACGCGCCGCATTAATTCATCGCGCGGATCCTCAAGATTATAGTGCCAGACCTTCACGCGCTCAGGCACGCGCGCGCCCATCAAATCACGCCCGGTTGCCAATGCGATGGCGTCCGTTAGCTCCAGCGTGGTTTTACCGACCCCACCCGGCGACACGGTTGCCGATACATACCCGCGTATTAAATGTTTGCCGTAGAGCCACTTGCGTGGCTCAACCGCAGCCATCTCAAACGCTCGAAACTGTGACGCCGTCACGCGCTGTCGCGACTCAAAACTATGCAGCACGTCCATAAGCGTAGCCGGATCATTTACCGCCAGCCAATCAGCGAGATCTGCCTTGTCGCCCATGCCCTTCGTGATATCGCAATAGCTTGCGCTATCGGCGACCGTGACCAGCGCATCAAACGCCTTACGTGCCTGGGTAGCGCCACCCCTGTCATTGTCCGGCACAACGTAGACGCGCTTGCCGGTAAACAAATGGGCCATATCCGCCCATGCGCCAGCGCCCTTCGACGTTGCGCACAGACCTAACGCGCGCGCTGCGTTCGCATCCTTTTCACCCTCACAAACAATAATTTCATCAGCTGCCAGTATTTCCGGCAGGCAATACGGCACGCGCCGGATACCATCTAGGCAGCCATGCCCCTCGCGCCATCCGCCTTGCCCGTCAGGTGCGCGCGGCATAAAACGCTTCGGCTCATATCGCCGCTGTTGATACAGCAGCGCCCCATCCTCATCGACGTAATCATATTTCTCGACAACAAGCTCGACGCAGTTGGGTGCCGGTTTTATCTCCGGTAGCAGCTGGTCGAGGTGACCGCCCTGCTCAACCTCAAAGTCATAGTAAGTCTGTTCGTCGCGATTGAACGCAATAGACCCCTTGCGGCCAAACCGTATTTCTTGCGGCGATGATAGTGACCAGTTGACGGGGCCAAAGAACTCCATTGCGCGCGCTATGTCTTCGCCGCTAACGGGTTTCATTTTTCTTCCGCTTCAATGATTGCTTTGCCGATTTGTTTGATAAGTGGGACGTAGACGCTGTTTCCCAACGCTTGCAATCGAGCCATCCTTTTGGAAACCCCATCATGTATTCCACCACCTGTACTGGTGGGTATTGCCAATTGCCTTTGATCCTCAAGTAATCGGGTAAGCTGTTCGTAATTCCTCTGCCCGTTTTTTGCTGGGAAATTAACGATCTGCTGCCTTTCCAATCTCGGGCTGTGGGGGTAGGCAATGATAAACACCCGATCCCTGATATGGGTTCCGCCAGCGTAGGAAGCCGGAATGCAATGCCATTCCGCATCAAACCCGATCTGGGCCAAGTCTCCGAGAACTCTCCCCATTCCCCGATGAAGCAACGCTGCGACGTTTTCCACGATGACGTATTTGGGTCGTATGTCGCCAATAATTCTGTAGAACTCGCGCCACAATCCTGATCTCTCACCCTCAAGTCCTTTTCCAAATCCAGCAAAACTGATGTCTTGGCAAGGAAACCCTCCACACACGAGGTCAATTCCTCGATGTCCATCTGCGTCGATGGTTCTGACATCGTCGTAGATTGGTGTGTCAGGCCAGTGCTTTCGGAGGACGGCTTGGCAGAAGGCGTCTTGTTCACAGAATCCGACAGTTTGAAAAGATCCGGCTGCTTCAAGTCCGAGGCTGAAACCTCCGATGCCGCTGAACAGGTCAAGGACTCTGAAGTTTTTTTTTGAGCCATCAAAAAGGTATCTCGTCGTTCAGTTCGTCAACATCGCGTAACCGTTCTTCGGTCACGGTTTTTAAAAGACACTGCGCAAACGTGATTAATTCCTCTTTGCTCAACACCCCTAAGTCCGTCTTGCCTAAGTCATCCAGGTAAGCGCCGCCGGCTTTAATTCCTTCAAACAAAATTTCGTTTTCTTTGTCTGTCCAATCAGTCACTACCCCTCTCCTTGTCCACAACAATTGATGCCCACGGCTACAAAAATATCGCCGCGGCCCACTTAGACCCTTTAATGACGGGTCAAAACCAAATCCCTTTTCACCTCGAAAACAGACCGCACAAAGCGCTCTCATTTCTCAGTCGAAATTGCTTCGAGTTCGTAACCGAGAACCTTCAAAACACGTTCAACACTTTCGATACTCATTGATGAATCTCCGGCCTCGTAACGCTGTATCGTGTTGGGATGCACAAGCGCACCGGCGGCGACGTGCATCATCGACAGCCCTTTTTGCAGGCGGATCGCTTTTACTTCTTCAGCTAACCAATGTGTCTTCTTCATTTTCTATTTCGCCCCAACCGCCGCATTTCTCGCACTCGACCATCTTCACTCGTATTTCCATCCATCGATCGGGCGTGTAACCGCCGACCGTGTATTCCTGCTCGACGCGCCCATCGCCCAGACACATTGGGCATTGCTTCACGCCATCACCTCCCGCACCTGATAGGCATCACATCCGGCTGCCTGTTTCTCCGGCGACAGAATTTCGTCATGTTCCTGGCAATGCCACTGCGGCCCGTCCACGGGCCGCGAGAAGGCGCACGTCCTGCAATTACGTTCGACCGCTGAACCCGCGTGACATACTTCTTTTGCGTCACACCACCGGCACTCAAAATGAGTAGGTGATTCCGAAATGCGTTCCGGCAGTTCGTCGTAATTCTCAACCATTGAGCGCAAACGCTCGGCAAAATATTCAGCCTCATCGCGCACCAACTCAGTGCGGCAGGCATCCCAATCCCTCGCTCCAGCGCTAGCGACAACCGTCCAGTGTCGCTTGTAGTGGCCGTAGAGCATGTAGAGTTGAGCTTGCACCCAATAGACAAAGTTCCATTGTTTAAGCGTGGCCTTTTGTCCGTCCTTCGCCTTTATCTTGCGAAACTCATTCAGCTTTTTTTCATTGGTAACCTTGCATTCCCAGACGTGTGGAGTTTTGGGTGCGGCCGGATGATGATAGACAACACCATCCATATGTCCTCGGACATGACCACCGGCATCAACAACCTCAAACTGTCCACCCGTTTCGGGATCCCGAGTCATCAGCGTGATGTCATCATTCATTTGTATTCGCTGTGCGACGATATCCTCATGCCGGTTACCGTCGTCGATCGCTTTGAGACCACGCGCAGCGATAAAGTTGTCGTGCGCCCATAGCCAGCCATACCATTGCTTGCGCGGACACATACCGCCGCCTGACATACCGAGATGCAAACGTCGCGGCCGTGTGGCCTCGCGCTTTTCCAGTGCGCGGTCAGCTTCTTCAAGCGCCGCGTCTACTTCTTTTATTTCTATCTTTGCCATATCAAAAAAAGGCGGGGCGCACGAAGCACCCCGCAGTTATGCCGCTACTGCCAAGCTGGCTTGCTAGGGGGAGTTTCAGAAGCGGCTTCGGCCGGCGGTGTCAGGGGGGCTGCAACCGCCGACCACGAAACAATCTCATTTCGCGTGCTGTCGTTCTTTTGAAGTCGCAGGTCGACTTTTACGCGACGTGCCAACAGCTGCTCAGTGTCTGTAATTTTTGACATGCCAAGCGCTACGCCAATTTGCGTCAGCTTGCGGTTAGCAATTTCGACAACTTCTTCTTTCGGGTGCCAGAGATTTAAATTTTCCCAGATCCAGTTGCCATTTACCTCGACTTGCACAGACAAGTATTTGTGTCCGGCCGCACTCGTCTTCATGTCGCAGCCAATTATCTCGCCCTCATATTCGCCGGGTTGAAGCGCCTTTCTTTCAAAACTGTCGTTCTCCAGAACCTCTGGATTAATCTCAAAATCTAAATCAGCCATCTTTCTTTTCTCCTTTAATTGCAGTCATAAGCGCACCCCATTCCAGCGGCAGTTCGTCAGGTATGGGGTAACGGGTTTTGGCAACGAAGTTCGGCCGACTGGCACAACGCAAAACGCGCTCACCAGAACCAACGGCCTTAATCTTTTTCTGCCCAAAGTTTGAGGTGGTTTCCTTGGTGGTCATCCGCACATTTGCGAACCCGACAAGGTCGACGTATTCGGTAAATAAATCCGAAGCACGCTTATGCAGCTTAATTTCAAACCGATCGAAACTTTCGGTTGTCGGGTCTTCAAATCGTTTGACTTGTGAATGCGCCAGAAAAACGCACGCCATTTTGCGTTCGCGTCGGAGCCGCGTAAGTTTGCCAAGCAATGCACGATGATACGCCAATGCGGCAAGGTATCCCTTGCCATATCCGCCACCGATTTCTTCGATGCTGGCTACCGCGGCATCCTTACATGCCTTGTCCCAAGCAAGCGCCTCGAACCAATCAAGGCTATCTAGGGCCACAACAGAATAGTCGTGCTTTTCGTTTAGCAGCTGATCGACGTTGCTCATAACGTCATCAACACTGGTCGCAAGATCGAACCGGTCGACGCCGACAACGTCTGCACCTTCTTCAGTGGGGATAAAGATGCAACCGTCGCCGGCGCCTGCTGCAAATGTCGTCTTGCCTACCCCAGGAGGCCCATAAATCAGGATACGAGGGGGTGATAGTGATTGTCCTTTAGTTACCTTGAGCGTCATTCTCTTTCTCCTGCTCTCTTTAATAATTCGTGAAATGTTTCTTCCCGCAGTAGCCATAGGCGCGGCGATCGATCGGCGCGCACACACACCGCCTCAGCGTCATCTTGATCGAAGGCGTCATACAAAAGTTTGAAGCCGGACTTGCGGCGTTTGCACTCAACCCGCAGACCTTCAATGACAAGGTCTCCGGCGAACTCGTCGCCCAGCTGCATTTTGTGTGCGCCTGACCCGAATACCCTGCGCGCTTCCAGACCCGCGGCCTGTGCTGCCAAAACAGCCTCGCGCTCCAACTCGTAACCGCGTTGCTTGTTGCGCGCGCTCATACGCTTAACTCCCACGCGCGTTGATGGTCGTCAGGCGTGACCTCGCCGCCGGTAACATCTAATATTCTTTGGGCGTTTTTAGCGGTGGGACAATTTTGACCGGTGGCCCAATACATCACCGCTGGACGTGAACAGCCGATGCGTCGAGCAAGTTCCGTGTAGGTCAAATTGTGTGTGTCTATCCATTCGCTTAAAAGCATAAATCAAACGTATAAAAGTTTTACGTTTTGTAAATACGTTTTTTCTTTTAATTTGTCACACTATGGACTAAGTTGGCCTAACCTTACCTTTTTGATTCTTTTTTTTATGACTGACAGAAAAAACCGCATTAAGATTTTAGCTACACAGGCAGAAATGTCGCTAACCCAACTTGCAGAAAAAGTTGAGGTGAAACCGCATACAATTCGACGGTACACGCGCCAAGAGGCGCAGCCGCGGATCGAGCTTGCGGAAAAAATAGCTGAGGTTCTGGGAGTTCATGTAAATGACGTGCTGGGTGGTGAAGTTATCGCCCAGCAAACGGCAGTGCAGGCAGGCCATCAGCAGATGCCGGCCTATGGTGCAGTGCAGGCAGGCTTAGGCTTTGATATTACAGACGTTACGTCGCCAATCGAAATGGTAAATATACCTGATTATTTGGAGAACGCTCCCAGCCCATACGCCGTATACGTTACCGGTGATAGTATGGAGCCACGTTTTATAGCGGGAGAACTTTTATACGTGCATCCAGGCAAACCAATTCGCAAAAATGACTACGTTGTTGTGCAGCTACATGCACAAAATGCGAATCACGCGATTGTAAAACGAATGGTTAAACAGTCGAATGACGGATTAATTGTCGAACAATTATCAGATGGTCAAACCCGCGAGATCCCTGCAAAAGACGTGATTTCCGTCCATCGAGTCGTTGGTCAACGTACAGTAGATGTATAAAACGTAAAACTTTTTGTTGCTTTAGACGACAAAATAATTATCCTTTAGGCCATTCTAGGTCAAAAGAGGATAATTAAAATGCTTACACATATTTTTGAAGGCATTCTCCTCGCCGCTCTTTTAATGGTGATATTTGTCGGCTTGGACGTTGCTTGTGCCGCTTGGGATCGTTGTGCGTTTGCAGAGGGGATGCGGTGATGTCAAAAACCCTTCTAACTGTGCGCGAAGCTGCGGAAGAACTTTTCGGAGAATATTCCGAAACAACGCGCAAGCGCGTATATCGCATGATCGAGGTAGAGATTATTAAATCCGTCCGGTCTGGTTCTCGACACTACATTAAATCTGTTGATGTAGATTTGCTGAAAGAGAGGCCGGCATGACCGATCTTTTTTTAGGCACTTCGCGCGATGCAAAAGAATCGCTGAATATTACAGGTTTGGAACAAGTTGTGTATGAGGTCATTCGGGGCGCTGGCCCTAATGGCCTGCACTCCGACGCAGTGCGGTGCTTATTGCCCGACCTTGCATATAGCAGCGTCACGGCGCGCTATCGCAAACTTCTAGACACTGGCCGCATCTATTTAAACGGGCAGACCCGTAAGGGCGCATCCGGTCGATCGCAACGTGTAATGATCGCGGATGTCTGGAGCGACCCGATATGACTTGCCCAGAATGTGGCGGCAATCATTACATTGTTAAAGATGGGGCAAAACATAACTGCCCTCGTTGTGTGACCGAAGATTCTGACGACGTTCTCGCTCAGGCAGAACAACTTATTAAGCAGGATCGCAACGACATTTACGGTCCGTGGACCCTGAATGCCAGCCGCATCGGCGCCGGCTGGTCAATAATTTTAAAACTTGAACGACAGATCACCAACGAAGAAGTCGCGTTAATGATGGATTGGGTGAAATCAGCCCGTCTTATTCATACGCCCACGCACATAGATTCCTGGCGGGACAAATGCGGCTACTCGGCGTTGGGTGCAAGGGGTATAGAAGATGAT